GAGTCAAAGACAATGCCGTCGTACTCAGTCTTCTTTGCGAAGTACTTGCTCTTGCCTTTCTTTGGTGCCCGCTTTGGGATCACATCAACTACCGCCCATCAGTTTCTCTTCTTCCTGCTGGCGCAGGAACTGTGATGCACGATTAAACAGGGATGGCATCTGAGGTGCAACAGGCGCTGTGCTTGGCTGTGCTGGCCCGCTTTGAGGCGCACCCTGTGGTGCAGGTGCAGGTTGTGCAGCAGCCTCTTGTGCGGCCTGTGCTTGAGGTCTGAGCGGCGCTCCTTGGAACTGAGCGAACTGTTCACCAATAGCCTCAAAGTCTAAAGGATTAGAAAGCTTGTCTTCGTTCCCGCGCAAAGCAATGCTTATTGTCTCGCCGCTTGGGAAGAATGCTTTGAATCGACCCGCCATGACCATGCCTAGGTTTGGTGTTTTGGCTTCCTTTAATGGCTTGATTATTTCAGTAGTAGAAAGCCCAAGCGTTTTGGCGTCTTCAATCGCCATGTTCAGGTCGCGCAGCGCCTTGAAACGCTGTTCGTTTGCAGTAATGAAAGCTTGAGTGGTGGTTTCTGCATCGACATTGCCACGAGTTTTTGCCACCTGGTTAAAGATACCGCCAGCATCACGGACGTTTTTCCCTGCCTCAAGCGCACGATAGTAAAGTACTCGATCCACACGAGGCTTGATGCTTTTGACGCCAGTCAAGGCTTCTGTAAATTCTTGTACTGGGTCTAATCTATAACCCTGTTTGGTAACACCAAGCTTCGCGTCTTGTGTTGCAACAGATGCAACTGCTTTGGGAAAGTCTCTTAAACTTAACGACACAGAAAAAGGCATGAAAGATGTGGGACTCGTTGTCACATCAACTGGGCTGATCCCAGGCATTATACCGTCTGCAAGGTGAGCGAAACCTTTGCCAATTTTTGTGCCCAGAGTATCTTGTTCTCTATAAATTGGACGATCAAACGTTGTGCTGTTACGCGCAAGGTCAACAATCTTTTCGGTAATGATGGATTCGCTCATGAATGGCGAGAAGAACTCTGCGCCTGCATCCCATGACGCATTAAAAGCTATTTCGCTTAGATCTGCTTCCTTTGTAATACCATTGTTTACGGCGTTGAAAACAGCAGCAACAGGCCTGCCGACATAGTCGTATGGGTTGGTGTACGAGAAGTTATAGAAGTCTGTGACTTTCCCGTTCTTGTCCGTGGCAAGCGGTATCAGTGTTGAGTTTCTATCCCAGTCCGCTGCCATTGATCGTTTGTAGGCATAGATTTGTTCTTGATCTGCGCCAGTAAGAATTGTTCCAGCAGCTTGCAGAGAAAGAGGTATGGCCGCATTGACTGCCATAAGTCCAGTTAGCCGCCTCATGCCTACCTCTCTAAGCTCTGGCGACTCGCTTGCAATTTCTTTTATGCTACGCCCAAGGATGTTAGAGCTTGTTCTGATCATCTCAGCAGGGAAGGCAACAAAGTTTCCAAACGGCATTTGACGCAATCGCTTGATGAACTCAGGTACGCGAGAATAGTTTGGCACAGTGTCCTTAACAATCTCTGCAGCTTCTCGCTTCATGGCAAGTTTAAGCTGATCTGGCGTTAAGTCAGATGCCCTTATTACCGGTCCAAACTCCGTGAAGTTTCTGGGGTCAGACACAGGCAGTGCGGTGTTTGGGTTCTTAGCAAATATATTTTCAAGACGGCCAAGCTCCATCTCGTAGCTGTATACCTTCCATTGGTCATCAGATGCTTGGTATAGCTTGGCGGCAAAACCGTTTTGCATCCCTTGGGCTTTCTTAAATAGTTTGCCAGTCACGCCAGAACCAAGGCCTGTGCCTTCGGCTGCATCATTGAGTAAGGACTCAAACTCACCAACCTTGGCGTTTGTATTGACCACACCAAGTTCGATCATGTCGTTGTAATGATCTTGTGCTTCTTTCAGAGTCGCGTGTACTTTGCCTGGGCTAGTTAATCTTTGATTAAGATTGCTGAATACAGTTGAAAAAGCCTTTGCAAAAGAATCGGCACCGCCAACGTTGCCATTAGCAAGCGCAAAGAAAAGCGCAGTTGTAGCGTTTCTGATCTGAGTGATAGGGCTGTAAACAGTCTTGGCTAGTTGAGACATACCCTTCAAGCCCAAGAAGGTTGAATACAAAGGTATGCTTCCTTTTGACAGATCAAACAATTCGCTGTTGCCTTCAAGCGCAGCTTTGTAATCGTTCTTTATGTACTTGCCTGCAAGACGACCAAATCTGGCTTTCTGGCTAGGGGTGATTTCACTCAAGGCACTGCCAGCTTCTGAGCCTATTCTTGAGTATTTACCAATGCCATCAGGTGGGATCGTATCAAATATAAATTTAGCGCCATCTGGCAGGTTGTCGTTGTATTTGATTAAGTTATTGTAATAGTTGGCCTTTGCGATGTGCTTTGACATGATGTCAACGGTTTCAACCATCTTGGTTCGCAGGCCAGCTTCTTGTTCACCCATGTCTCTAACCCTGACTCGTTCAGGGCGGAAGCGCATCATAACGTCCTTTGCGCCTGTGTACTCACCAAGGAAGTCTCTTACCGCAGGAAGATCATCAAGCTTTCTAGCCTTCAACATTCCTTGAGACACGCCTTTGAGCGTTGGCGTATCAACAACATCTCTGGGCTTAACAAGGGCGTTGTTATAGTTTCCTTGAACCATGTCGTTCAAAAGCTCCATGGCTCCAGCTTCGTCAAGAACATTTGCCTCATCTAAACCTTTGCTTGTTTCAACCAGTTCTTTTACCGCAAGGTTTGTTTGCTCTGGCGTAATGCTGTCTATGTACCCTGGTTCTCTTGTCGCTCGGTAAAGGCGCATACCATAGAACTCTTTGTTGGCCCCGATAGCATCAAGCAACGATTTTTTGCTTTCTCCGCTTTGAAGGCCGTCCGCCAAAATATCTTTTACAGAATCACTTAACCCATCAATCTGATTTCTGAAGTTGGTTGCGGAATCGAACAGGGTCAGTTCTTTCTTGTTGCCAAACAAAGTTTTTGGCGCGTTCTGAGAAATTATGTCGCTAACTTCTTTAAGTTCTCTTGCCGCGTTGTTACGAATGGCTTCTCTGGAAAGACCTCCTGGCCTCATGTCTGCGTTTTCTGCAAACAAGAAGTCATTCAATGTGTCAAGAATTCTTGACCTGTCTTGGTTGTTGAATAGCCCTTGGTTCTTGTTTGCAAAAGACAGTGCGTTCTCTATCTGCTCAACAGATTGTCTTGCCTGAGAGTTCTGAGCGGCTATCTGTGATACACGCAGGGCGTCGTATTGAGCCGTGAATCTATCTGGCAATTCGCCCTGCATGGTTAAATATTTACGGCCAACCTTCTGAAGACGCTGCACCTGCCTTTGCATGAACGTAGGGTTTTCAAGGTCTGGCTTTACACCAACACCACTAAATGGCGTCTCTGGATCTCTAATCGCTTGAGCCGCAGCTTTTGCAAAGTCTGTACCGGCGAATGCATCCAGCCCTGCACCAACGGACTTAGCTCCAAGCTTGGCGATAGCGGGCACACCAAGCACTACAGCGGCCCCCTCTGCACCTACACGCAGGCGATTGGAAAGATTGGCTGCTGCAAGCTCAGCGCCATCAAGGTCAGAAGTATCTATCCGCTTGGTAGGCCCAGCCTCGAAGAAGTCACCGAGTGTCTCAACGTCCGGTGTGGTAGCAGCTATGTCTGCGCTGACTGTTGCGCCAAGCTTGCCCACTGATCCCAAACCTTTTGCGGCTTTGGCAGCGATTCCACCAGGGGCCGCGAACTGAGCAATGAAACGCGCAGCCTTGCCCACCTCGGTCTGTGTTTCTGGTTTGTACTTATCAAAGAAGTTTCTTACGGTCTGGATGCTTTCTTCTTCTGATCCAAGAAGCTCCATGGGCAATGTAGCGATGCCCTCTGTCGCGCTGACAAGACCGGCACCAATACCTCTGCCGATATCACCTATCGCAGATACGTCTTCTTCGCCTAGCTGAGCGCCACGTTCTACTAGTGGGTTTTCATCTAGGTATTTTTTGGCAGTCCTTCTGGCAACTTCTTGATCACTTGTATTTACATTTACAGATCTGCCATCAGGCAACCTTACAGTGATCATTATTCAGTAGGCTCAAGATCTATTGTTTCGCCTTGGCTGGCTGTTGGAGGGACGCCTAAACCCATGCTTCCATAAACAGTTGCTCTAGCTTCATTCATGAGGTCTTGAGTATCACGGGCAGAGTTCATTTCCTTTCTGCTTAAATCAGAAAACAAAGAGTAAACACGATCTTCCATTCTCTGAAGCTGGTCACTTGCGGTGTCTTTGCTTAACAGCAAATTAAGCAACTCATCAACACTTGCGTCTGGTTTCAACTCCTTTAGAAGCTTGAGGTTATCTTCAAGCGCAGTGCCTTTCTCTCTCTGCGCCTCAAGCTGCTTGTACTCTTCTTTACCCAAAGCGAAGTCGCTTGCAAAGTATCTAGGGGCTATGCCCTCACTTGCTTGCCCAGCTTTTGCAAGGGCGTATTGGTTGGCAGGATCTTGCAAGAAATCTTTGAACTGAGTGCCCGCGCCTTTCAGCATATCAAGGAAAGTTTTGGGCTTTGTTTTTGTACCACCACCCGTTCCACCGCCTGTTCCACCACCCGTTCCACCGCCTGTTCCACCACCTTTTTTGCCTGACGTTGAGGCAGGAGTTTTAGGCGCCTCTGGTCCAGATAGAAATTCTGAAAACGCACTGATTTCTGGCGTTGCCATGAACTTATCGTATTCTTCTTTAGTAATCCTTCCTGCCTTCAAGGCCGCATCAAGAGCGGCAGACAGACCTGTGCTCAAATAATCTGAGCCAGTTGTCAAATCTGTTACAGCCGCAGCCCCAGCAGCTCCAGCACCTAATTTTCCAGCGCCTTTTATCACGCGGCCTGTAGTCCTTATTGGCCCTGTTACCCTTGACGTTGCTGATGAAACGGCATCTTTGGCACGAGCAACTGCACCCGGAGTGGGTTCTTCAGGAGCGTCTTTTTTTGAAGCGACAGTTTTTGGCGTTGGTCTAGGCTTAACAAGATGTTCAGCCTGTTGTTGAGCGGTTAAAGGAAATTCTGCTTTTTTAGGAAGTCCTTCGGCTTGTTGCTCTGCTGTCAATCCCCGACGAGGTTCAGGCTTCGCTCTTGGCTTCAAGCCTTTAAGCCTTCTGAGCACTGGATGAATCGACATCAATGTAAGAAGTGCAGCCTCACTAAGTTGTCCAGCTTCAGCCAAACCAATAGCCTCTGCTTCAGACAAACTTTCAAGTTGTTGAACAGCTTCTGGTGATAGAGCCTCCCTAGGATCTGTAACAAGCGTTCTAAATCCTTGAAGCGCGTCCTGAAGCATTCCTGTTGCAGAATCAACAAAATCACCATCCGCATACCCACGAATAGGCGCAACGCCTGCCATGATGCCGCCGCCTTCGCGCATCTGTGGTGTCTGAAACATAGGCCTGTTCATTGGGTCTTCGTACATTACTGAACCTCCGCTTCTTGGCGGTTAACCTTTGAGTAGTCTACACGGTAGTATCCGTCTTCAGCTTTATGCACGGCTGAAGGGTTAACCTTCATCAACTCTTGAGCCATTACGCCCTCAGTTGGCGCATTAATACCCATGGACTTGGCAGTATCATTCCAATCCCATGTGTACCATCCAACACCAGGCTCAACCTCGCCAACCTTCATAACATTTTCTTTCAATCGAATGTCTGATGGAGGCATGAATTGCGCCCCGAAGGACAAGGCACTTCCCAACCGAGCAGCGGTATTAGGCTGTTGATAAGTTCCAACCCCCTGCTGGCCAGAGCCGAACCCAGTGGTGTAGCTAGGCATGAACGGAGCGCCTTGGCCAAGGACGTTAAAGCCGCGCTGCAGCCTCATGAACGGTTCATCAGCCATTTGAGTAGCCGCTCTGTAGTCAGAGGTAAACGCTCGATCTTGTATTCCTCGACCAGTCGCGCCCAATCCAGCCGTCGTTCCAATTTGGCTAGTGAGCATATCGAAGCCTTGGCGACCAAGACCAGCAATACCTTGAGCGCCTGCGCGAAGCCCTTGTTGCCCCATTTGGTACGCATTCATTGCGTCACCCAGGGCGCCACGAGTCTGTCTGTCCATACCGCCTGCAGCACCCTGCAGACGCGCCATTTGATCTCCAAATATGCCAGAGCCAAGCTGCTGGCCAGACTGGAAGTCTCTTGCTAAGCCAGAGGCGATGTCTGCACGCTGCCCTGCTAGAGCGCCAATACCTTGTTGTGCTTGCAAGCCAAGGGCGCCACCTTGCTGTGCAAGCCTGCCAGCCAACTCTTGAGTTGATATACCCATCTGCGCGGCACGCTGAGCGATGTCTGCCTGAGAAGTCAGCCCGCTAAGCCCAAGCTGACCACCTTCAAGGGCGCCACGCTGAGCGAGTTGCTCTGCACTCAGGCCAAGGTTTGCTGCTTGTGATGCAGCACTGATGCCTGTCTGAGCGCCTGCTTGGCCCAGAGAGCCGGTTAATTGAGCAGCTTGCTGCCTACGCCCTTGTGCCTGCTCAAACGCCTGCTGAGCAGCCTGTTGAGCCTGCTGGAATCCTTGTGAGCGCAACTCGGCGCCAGTCTTAGCTTGTTGCTGCAGAGTGTTTCTGTCTATCTCGGCCTGCGCTATGGCTCCACGAGAGCCTCCAAACGCACCAGCACGCACCGCTTGGTCGCGGGCGCCAATCTTTTGCTTCTCGCCTAGACGTGCAATCTCTGCTTGCTGAGCGTCAATGACATTCTGCGTGAACGGACTCATGAACTGGCCAACGCTTGATGGGTCAAATTGATCGCCTGTCCCTGCAAGACCAGCAATGCCCTGCATCGCTGTGCTTCTACCCATGTCACCAGAAAAACGAAGATCTTGTCCTGCCATTTGTGTCTGCATTCTGGCTCGTTGTGCGGCGTCCATTGCTCCTGCTTGAGCGCCACCAACTTGACCACCGATGCCTTGACTAGCGCGATCCATGGCTCTTTGGCCAATTCGAGATTCTCTGTTTGCGCCTCGTCCAGCAGCCATCATCTCCTGCTGAGCCATAGCGGCTTCTCTGCCCATGCCCATTTCAGCGCCACGAATGTCACCGGCAGCGCCTCTCATCATGGCTCTAGCGTTTTGATCCATAAACTGTTGACCCATACGAGGGTCATAGCCACGAGTGCTTTGTTCATACAATGCACGAGCGCGTGGATCAGCAAACGCTCCTGCAGAGCGCGGGTCAAAACCTCGAGCAGATTGTTCATACATGTCTTGAGCGCGAGAAAGCTGCTGACCGAAACCGCCTAACCCTTGAGCCATGTTTCTAGCCTGTATCTCCATTGGAGATAGACCGGCCACTTGCTGCGTTGGTATAGGTATCGGCTGGTTTATCATCCCGTATTCGGGATTGAAGTACAGATCTTGTAGCTGACGAGCAGTTAATTCAACTCCGGGGGCTGAATATGATTGGCCTGCCTGCGGTTGGACTGTCGGCATGCTTTCGTCTGTTTGACGTTGTTTAGTCTTGCTGCCCATAGACAATGCAGTGCCTGCGATGGCTGGAATGAAAGGAGCGAGGGCTGCAATAAAAGCTTCTGGCTGACCCGTCTCTGGATTGATGGTTAAATCACCGATTGGCGAGGTCTTTCTTAAAACATCAACTTCTGCTGGGGTCATGTGAACCAGCATGGAGTCTCCGTAGCGGCCTTGCTTAGCTAACTTCTCAGCCTGACCCTTCATTGGGTATTTTTTATTGGCCATTACGCTTTCCCCATCGCCTTTTCGCCAGCACGTTGTAGTGCGTACATCATTCTTGCACCCTCTTGACGCTGCTCAGCTTTTGTTTTGCCAGCCCCTTTCAATCGGCCAATGCCTCTGACGGCTTTTGCGTTTACAACAAACTCGCCATCGCTAAGCATGGCAGGTATGTCATCAGATGTTTCAGTCCCTGGGCCAGAGATCGGGCCGTTCATGCGGGGATATTCAACCTCGCCGCCATCAGCAAGCCCGCCAAAAGTGGGCGGCGTTGCATTTCTCATGGGATCGCTATAGCCCAACATAGATGGGTCACCCATTTGGCGTAATGCATTAGTGCCCCCAGCAGGCTTACCCGTTGCGAAGTCTATGAATCTGTCACTTAATCCTTGCAAGGCTTCAATACCACTGTTGCCTGAAGACTTACCGCCACTCTTGATGTATTCAATAAGCTCTTCACGAGTCATGTCTTCAAGGCGCTTTTCTTGCTTCTTCTGATTCGCTTGATAATTCTCATTTGCTTGCTGAGCCATACCTCCAAGCGCCTCAATACCTCTGCCAATACCGCCTCCAACACCTTGAAGGGCATTGCCAATGGCGCCTCCAGCACCAGTAAGAGCACCACCTATGCCTCGGCCAATGCCCCCTAGCGCAGCCATGATCCCGCCACCAGCCAGGTACTGAGGTTGAACTGATGCAATGCCGCCTTCGGCCATGCCAATTCCTCCACCAATTCCAGCCATGCCGCCGAAAAGTCCGCTTAAACGCCCAGGACCGCCTAGACCAGAGAAGATGTATTCTTGAAATGTTTCAAAAGGAGGAAGGCCTCTTTCAATTCTGTCTTGATTTATTTCCTGCATAAACGGGCTGTCATCAAGGTTTATTTCTGACGGATCAGTGTTATCTGTTGTTTCTTCATCCCCAACAGGTGTGCCGTCAGGATAAACCCTTATAACTTCAGGCTCGGTACCAGGTGGCACATACCCTTCAGGCACCTGTGGAGCAATGAGAGGTCCGCCAACGTTGGGCGCGGCCCTTTCGTAATTCAAATAGTTGGCGCCACGAGCACGTTGTTGTTGAAATCCTCCAGCAAACGGGTTGTCCATGTTGCCAAGAAAAGCAGATTTAGCCGTGGCGGGATTAACTCTTAGGCTAGGGTTCATTTGTTCTAGTCGGCTAGGAGGGAAGCGACTAAAGTCTGCTTGTGTGTAAGCTCTCTCTACGCCTTGACCAACCAACGCTTGGCCACGGTCTATTCTTGCTGTATCACTTCTGCTCATTTAACACTTCCACCTTCGTCTTGCCTGACGCAGTCTAGAGTTTGGATCTTTTGCCGCCTTAGGAAACTTCTTCATTTGCCCAGCAGAACGAGCACAGAAAGACTTTCTTCGTGCTGCGCGTTTACCTGTCGGCTTATCCTCTGTCACCGCCGTCTTGAGTTTACTACCAGGATTAGCTCTGCGATAGGCCTTTACGCCAGCCTCAGTCATGCCTGCACCCGACTCAGTAGAACGAAAGTTCTTTTTGTTTCTTTTAGGCATGGTGTCAGGCTTGCGTTTAGCTGCCCTTGATCGACCACCAACAACCCCGCCATTAGAAAATTCTTCCGCATAACGTTTGAACATCAGGAGTACCTTGTTCTTTTGCGTCTATCAGACATGACAGCACCACAACCCCTATGGTTGCGACGAACCTCACCACCTTCGGCTTTCTTTACAATACGACGGCCTTTTGCAGATGCTGGCGAAGTAAATGTCTTCACATTGGTAGGCTTGCCGCCCACGCCCTGTGGTTTGGCGCGCTTTCTTTTGACCGCGCTACGTCGCTCACCTTCAGTCATGGCTTTTGCTTTTGACCTCGGCACACACTTAGGGTACTTGCGCTTTGATCCTTTAACTTTAGATCGGCCACATGCTTGGAACTTACCCTTTTTTTTGGGCGCTCCAATGTCAACCCAGTCGCCCTTTGAGCCTTTGCCAAACCATTCCTTCAGGCTCATTTAATGCCTGCCGTTCTAGCTCTCTTAGCAACAAACCCACCGCCGCTTTTGTTCCTAGGCTTTGGCCCTTTGAAATCTTTACGTTTTTTACCAGATGGGTCTTTGATCTTGCCTGCACAAATCTTGCTGGCATAGGCATTTGCGTAAGCCGAAGGGTATACCTTGAACTTACGTTTTGCCGCAGCCTTTCCTCTAGCACAAAGTTTTGTCATGAACCTACACTCACCACTATGCTACCTTCTGTAACAACCTGAACAGATCCAACAATCGCTGTCGCTTCAAGCGGGTCTGTTTCGTAAGGCAGTCCTTGAGACAGACTGACCCATTCGTTACCACTATATACCTGAAGGGTGTTTATTGTGCTATTCCAAATAACATCCCCTGCATTGAACTTCAACTCATCTCTTTGAGTTCTTGTAAATTGCGGCGTTGCGTCTGGGTCAAAAGCGTTAAGACTAAGTTCTAACAGGCGAACAGTGCTGTTAAAAGTATCGCTATCTACCGCTTGGTTACCAATAACGGTGGGCAAACGTCCTCTTAAAAGCTTACTCATCTTCGACCATTAGGTTGTAAATCAAGCCTAGTTGCGCCGACCCTAAACCCAACGCCGCTTCTTACGCCAATATCCCCATCATCATCTGATTCAAATCGGATCACGGCCTGCCTTCCTCGAGCACGAGTGTCTATCTTTGTTGTGCTTGATGTGAAAGAAGATGTGTTGTCTGTAGATAAAGAGTCACCTGGGAAGTTTCTAGCTTTCAAAACAAAGTTAATCGTTTGCGTTGACCCGCTATCACCTGTGAACTTGATGTCTGGAATGCATCTGCGTATGAACTGAAACTGTTCGCCGTCACCTAAGTCAAAGTCGGCGCTTTCAACAAAGACGTTATTCATTGGCTGGCCGTCATTATCGTGGCCTGTTTCGTGAGAGTAGATGTAGTTTTCTGCACCGTCGTACCCAGCAGCCCTCGGAAAGCTTTCTAACCCCTCGTCAAGCCAAGCTGTTCTAGATAGCTCACCAATGGCCCACGTCTGCTCGACATAATTATATGTAACGTAGCGGTCTATCGACATTGAGTTCCCGGATGGATAGAACCAACCCACTTCTTGGAACTGCTTGTTTACAAACGCATGGACCTGGAACCCTTGGTCTGCGTTAAAGTCATCTAGTACATGAGAAAGAACAGTGCAAGTAAGAGGGGTTATGCTTCCTCCGTACTGATAGAAGCCTTTTCTGTCCATCCAGAACACGCCATTAGGTGTGCTAATTGATGCGTTTGGCCCAATAATACTAACGCCGTCACTGATTAGGTTTAAGCCGAAGGTAAGAGGCGCGCCAATAAACTGTAAGCTGTAGAGGGCTACATCCGTCCATATCAGCGTTTCTTGTCGTGTTCTAAGGCCACTAATAATTTGTGATCCTGCTGAACAACGCAGCGAACCTGCAGTATTTGTTGATGTAGGAAACCACTCTGCAGCATTCTCTTGGTCAGAGAAGGCAACTAAAAGAGGATCAAGGGTTCCCGTTCTAGCTGTTGCGTTATCGTTGATGGGGTCTGCGCCAAGGGCAATTACATGCCGGTCTACGTCAGATACAAGGACTTGCAGCGCCACGGTTGGTGTAAAGTTTGCGCCAGCAAGAGCAGAAATATTTACCGCACGATCTGAACCTAAGTTTTTTGCACTGGTGTCCCAGTAGTAGATGCCTCCTGCTCGCACGTTAGCAATCAAGTCCTCGCCAAAACTATCCATGGACCACAAGCGTAGTTGGTTCAACGGACTCAGTGCGCTAGAAGATCCCCAAGCGCCATTACCCCAAGCGCCGACACTCCACCCTGTGCCATTAAGGAATACGTCAAGACCGACGTTGATTTGATATGCGCCCACAACAGAACTGCCACCATTACCAGTATCACTGCCGTTTGCCGTAACCGTTGCGCCAGATGTGTCCTTTGCGGTGATGACATATGTATTCGTGTCGCTAAGCACTTCGATCTCATACTCTTGGTTGAGGACCTCAGCAGTTATGTTGCCGCCTAGCGTTGCGGCCCCGCTGAAAGTTACAAAATCGCCTAGAGATGCTCCGTGAGCGGTGTCTGTGACGGTGATAGAGCTAGACGTATTCGTAGCGCCAAAAGTTACGTCGCCTGCCGCAGTGGTTGAGCGAACCGGCGTTATGTCGCTATAGTTTGAGTCCGACGAAATGTACAATTTGCTTCTGGTGCCAATGCCAAGAAGCTTAGTTCCATCAACAGCCGTCCAGCCCAGCAGCTTTCTGCCTGTTCCCTCATAAGAACTACTTAAATATTTAACCCAGCCACCGATTTTTTCTGCCAAACCTTGACGAAATCGGACAAGATTGCCGTTAGACCAGCCGCCTTCAGCGGTGTAGTCAGTGCCCTCTTTGTTAATACCAGGGTTGAATATGAACTTTTGCAAAGGCATTAGGCGTACTCACCATCTCTTATCATTTCAGTAATTCGCAAAGCTCTCGTTCCAACTTGATTAGCCCACTTGCTGTCCATGAACTCATCGGCAGCTATGTCAAACTGTTGCCGCGACATAGCTTCTAGCGCGTTCACGAAGCCACGAAGCCTAGTCAAACCAAGATTGAAGCAAATATCAATCATTGCGTCACGTCTAGCTTCGTTTAAGTCTTCAAACCAATCGTATGCTTCTGAAAGCTCCTTCCTGACTCGCTTGATATCGTTTTCAAGCAGGTAGTCGATCTCATCATCAGATAGCCCTAGCCCAGACTCGCTGATATTTCGCCCAACACCCACAGTTTCGTAGCCAGCAGAGCACAGGTATACATGGCTACGCACACCTTCATGTCGCCTAATCATCTCAACCAACCTGCTCATAACCTTTCTCCTTCTTAGACTGTCTTAATCTGAACATAAGATCTTGATACTTAACAGGAACTTCTATGTTCATTGATGTCTTAACATCTTCAAGAGGCATTGATAGCAATGCAGGCCAATCCATGCCGGAAAGCCATTGCGCCTTTCGCCCGTTCATGTATGCCTCAAAGGATACTCCAAAGACACCCCAACCCTTCTTTCGAGCATGAGTGATTGTCATGGGTAGAGTCATTACGACCATTCCAAAATTTGCAAAGTTTCCTTGCACGAACCAGAGCAGAATTACTTCGCTAAAGGGGTTGCGCTCGTACCCCGTCACCGTATGAGTCAAATCATGCTGATCTCTGTACCACTTGATGTAGGTATTAAACCCTGACTCTGAGGGCTTTTCGCCCTTGTTCTTGGTATCCCCTACAAACTGTTCAGTAGATTGACCTGACTCTACTAAGAACTTTGCATATTCATTGCCAAGGCTACCCACAGGCATAGCTTGCAAGCGTTTTACGTCATCCAACAAGCTCACTAGCGACTCGTTGTTTACAATAACCCTTGATCCTACTGGGGTACGGCGGAATCTTTCATACTGCTTGCGAACAGAGCGTGTAGATAACCAGTTAAAGATGATAAACACAGCTTCAAGATCATTCGGGTTCTTGTATAAACGACGCAGCGCACCACCTACTTTAAGCCACTTCAGTTTGAACTTAGTTATATCCAACGCTTGTATTGCTCCACAATTTTTGGTTTAGCACAACTTACGTCACATGACGCACATGGAGCAACAACATCCCTGTTGCCGTTTATAAGCTCAGTAGAAATGCGCTTTAACTCTTTGTTGTCACGCCACTCCCTAAACAGGTTTACGTCTTTGACGTTGCCAAACCCGATTTGGTGCGACCAATCGTTGCAGCACATCTGCAAATGCCCATCGAAGTTAATGAATATGCCCCTCATGGGATGAACGCACGGCCCCTTCACAGCAGTGCCGCCAGCTATCAACCCAGCCCTGTGATTGAATTGATGCTTCCATCTAATCGGCCTACCCTTCGGGTCAGCATAATCAGGAAGCTCATTTACATCCTCAACTGATCCGCCGTCAGGCTTCCAATAGTCCTCAATCCGCTCACCGTTATTCAGACGAGAGTACTTCGCTCGTCTAGCCTTGAAGTCTTCTTCCGTCGTGTAAGTGTTAAGCACAAGGTTGTCTAGCTGACGATAGTATTTCCAGTAACGATCAAGACGCCATCCGTTTGTCGTTACCTGTGCGCGGTATCTTCTGGGTTTACGAAGCAACCGATGGATTATCTTATCGAACTGAGGGTGATTTGTGCTTTCCCCTCGACCTGCCAGAATGACAACGCCGCTGAATCGCCATTCTTCAATCTGGTCCATGATCCGATCAAACAATTCCAGACTCATGTTCTGATTGTTGTTGGGGTATATGGATGCGTCAGATCGTGGGCAGAACGAACAGGTGCGATTGCACAAGTCCGTAATGTTTATATCAATCTGTAGTATCCCCTCCAGGTCCATCAGTATTTTCCGATAACTCTTTGTAGTAATCGATTATAGATAAAACCTGTCGTATATACCTCTTTAGTTCAGCCATGTTAAATGACAAGTTCTCATAGCCTTTTGGCGACACCCCATAGTACGCATTCATTGGAGCGTTACCTTCATCAAGGTCTGCCAAGTATTCGCGCATGGTGTCTGGAGTCAGCACCTTCCACTCAACGGGTGCCATGGAAACGGCATTCGGTAAAGGCGGATGGTAGACCGCTGCCGGTTGCACTACCGTAACGACCTCAACTTGCTTTGTTTCAGGGACGTATGGCTCACGTCCGATAAGACCGCAGCCGCTAAGTAGAAGGATCGGTAATAGCTTCCAGATCACTCAGCACCTCCTTTGTTCCGCGATTGATTATGTTCTGTATCAACCCCGGCTTTCGTAAGGAAAGTACAGTCATGTCGTGCTTGGCGAACTTTTTTCTGATCGACTCCACCTCCGCTTGCGCCTGGGCGTTTTGAGCCTGCAATTCGTTAACGCGATCAAGTATGGCCTGCTGCCGCTGTTCTGCTTTTACCAACTGGTCATTCAAGTTAGTAATGCTGTTTTCAAGAACTAATTGGTTATCTGCCGAAACGCGAAGTTGAGTAGCCATTTGTTGTTTCTCGGCCTCTGACTTGTCAGCATACATTTTGAAAGCACCGCCCGTTATCAGTAACGCCACACCTAGGGCCCCCGCTATTTGCCACATATCACTTCCTGTTTGACCATGCCTGGGCGCCAAAAAATGCAGCCAAGATACCAGCAACGGACACGAAGTAGACTGCTGCCATGTCGCCAAGGATCGTTGCAGCTTGGTTCATCCCAAAGAACTCTGATGCGACAACTAGTGACGGGTATAACAACATTCCCCACAGCGCAAACCAACTCATAGCCCGTTGTGCATCGGCTCGTTCATGGTGTAGCCGTAGCTCAAGTAGCTCTTTGCTAGTTTCTATCTCTGCATCAGAGACTATGCCATCACCATCTGCGTCATATTCAGCGTACTCACTACCTTCTTCTAACCGCTTTGCGTTCATAACTAAGGCCCAAATGCTTTGATAATTAAGTACAACATGCCGACGGCCACACTGCCGCCAACAACTAAAGACACCCCTCCAACTGCAATGTCGTGCATCAGCTTTTCACGTTCTTTGCGTTTCCTGTTCAACATAGCTTGGTGAGCCTTTCTGTCTTTTTCTTGCTGCCAGATCGCTTCGTCATAGCTTTTCAGAAGAGCCGGATCTGCCACCAATAGGAGATCACGCAAGTCCTTTTGATATCGCTCTTGCGACCTACGAAGCATTTGCAGCTTCAAGATGTCATTTTTGCTTAAAGGGCTGAACGTTGAAGACTTGCGGTCAACTTCAAATACGTTAAGTGCTTCGCCAAAATCAGATACCAAAGCCATAGCCTGATCGACATTAGCCTTGCCCTCATTTACATTCTGAATGACCGTATTGATCTGCTGGAGCAACATTCCAGCGGCAGCAACTGACTCGATAATCATTGCAAAAAATTTTTAAGTTAAGAACTGAGGAAGGGCAACCGCGACAACTACTGTGGCGTAGACCCCCCAGATCATAAGTTCAAGGCGATCAAATCGCTTGCTGCCATCTTGCAGGCGCTGCTCAATACCTTGATAGCGGATAGCACATTCTTTCTCGTGCGCTTCAATCTTGGAGATGGCTTTTTCTGTTGGAGTCATACTTGTCTTGCCTTTCGCATATTTTGTCTGGTTTCTTGCAGCATCTCTGATGCCGCATGCCACCACACCGCGTTAACCTTTCCCGTCACTACAACCGCGACGAAACCTTGCTCTTGAGCTTCTCGAATAGCCCTTCTAACGGCTTCAGTAATATCGCCAATGTCATAATCAGTGCTATCTGACATAAGAATACCACCACTTCAAGCTTAGAATCAGAAGACTCTTCTCGCCAGAACTCCAACTCTTCTTCGGTCATACCATCAAGTCTACTGAGCGCGATGCAGCCAACTGTTCTACCGTAATCCTGCCGTCTTTCAGGGTGTACACGGTGGGCGTTATAGTTTGTATGGCTTCACGCACTAGCTCACCGTCCCCGCCGGTCCTAAGCACTTCTTGTTTCTGAACAGCAACCTGCTTCCAGCTAACTTGAGGTACTCCACCAACAGCACCAACGTCCATCAGTCTTTAGCCTTGCCGATGTTTAGAGCCAAGATGTCCACCAACTTGTAGAGCTTACCTATCATCTCGTCATCTCTTGGCGTATCTGTAGCTGCTGCAATCAGTGACGCAACGGTAACAATGCCCGTAACGATCACAATTACATTGCCTATAAAGTCCAACATAAAAGCCTCCTATGTAACTGGCCTCAAATCTGGGATGCTTTCGGTGTTCATCGAACTCCAATCCTTCACGCCATGAGCTATCTCATCCGCAAGCGTGGCACACAAACGCTCATACGCCGTCTGTTGTAAGGTGGCGTTGCAGTGTTCTACCAGCAGGTTCTGTAGTTTTTCTGGCAGGTCTGCGACCTTGTACTCAGTACCATCTACGTCAATTGTTTCGGGTATATACATTGTTTATCCTTAGTCGCCATCAACGACGATGTTTGCGTTACTGTTCATCGTCAGTTTTCTGAAATTACGAGATTCCTGACCGCTGGGACTATCTTCATCACTATACGGATCTACTTCTGATATCCCCCAATCCCCTGACTCCTCTTGTATTATAGAAGCGGTATCCTCTGTGAAACCCTTAAGACGATCCGCCTTTTCATTTAGGTGGCTTCTTATAGTAGTTATGCCTTGTTCTTTCAGCCATGTATGGAAAGAAAGCACGTTTGCTTTGTCGTACACATAACCTCTGCTGCCGTTAGCATCGTCTGCACCAAGCCAATAGTACATTTCTAACTGGCTATTTGCGGCTGTGCCGAAAACCATAGTTAGAAGCAATCCATCTTCTTCAGTCTTGAAACAAAATGTATTAGAACTTTCAATTTGATTTTGACACACCTTGCGGACGAAATTCTTCTGATCTTCGTATGTTGTCAGTCCAAGCTCCTCGAAGGGGTATGTACCCGTGGTCGGGTCAGTCATAATAGCCAACGAGCCATCGAATACACGATCAAACTCAGCATCTACAATAGAAAATATACGAGTACGGACTAAGGCCATTAGTTGCTCTCCGCTAAGGACTTAATGAATTTAGACTGCGACTCGCATCGTCCTATATACGCTTCGGCTTGAGCTTTCTTTTCGTCGCTCAAGTTATTCGTAAAAGGAGCAATACGATCTAGTGCATAAGCGTACTTAGCAGCGCCGTACAGCCCATGAGTTAGAACACCAACGTAGTTCAACACACTTGCTTGATGTCCAAGGACGCCGTATCTAGCAAGTTCTGCGGCAGGTAACACCCTTTCTGCAACACGATCCACTCTATGGTTCATGTAACGCGGCATCTTCAGGATCTTCTTATCGCGCAAAGAACCTGCATCTTCTTCAGGAATAGCGTCCCACATGTCAGGGTTAACTATGATGACATCTAAGTCATAAGTGCCATGGGTGATGTTCGCGCCTGCCAATCTGTATATTTGGTCATGCTTTGGGCTGTCTACATAAACCCCACGCTTTGCTAGTGAAATATGGAACGCAGAAAGCTTTTCATCTGGCGGCAAATCTTCAGCTTTTATATCAAGAACAACACCGCCTCTGACGCACATGGTGATGCCATCAGCGTTGTTCAAAGCAGTAGCGACAACCCCCGCAGACTCCCGCTTAACTAAAACAGGTTCCCAATCAGGCATGTTAGCCTTGATCGAGTCTACTGTGATTGCGCTCCAGGCGTTTTCACGGACTAGTATTTTTGGGTTCAATGTGGGGAACCTCCGAAAACTGGTTGAAGAAAGACGCTATACGATCAATCGCGTCATCACTTTTACCATAGATTATACCGCTAAAAGGGCTATCGAATACCCTGATTAGATTTTCCCTATAGTCTCCGCCACTTAGTATGGCTTTGTATACAGCCGCGTATGTATGGTGATTCTTAGATTTCAGATCTGTGAAGAGATGAAACCCCTTTCGTGCGGCTATTGCCGCTATCCCCATTTCGCTATTCCAACAACACCCCACAATATCTGCGGCATGCATGAGTTCATGCCCAGATTCTTTCCTGTTTAAGACGTTGTTTTCGCCATACAAATTTTTTAGATGGACCATCAACGATGAGCTAGTAATCGGATGAGGTTTTATGACAGCGCCTTGATCAACAGCAGCTTTCGCTTTGTCCCAATCTAAAACTTCTTTTATGCAGTTGGTTCCAGGCAAGAATATGACGAACTTGTGCTTGGACTTAGCACTTCTTAGCCGGTATTTGTCTTCAATACCTTCACCCATCTGATCGACTAGCTTTTCGCCACAGCCGGTTGAGTCACGCTTTACGCTTGCGTACATAGCCATTTCAGCAAAATGCACATTGGCAGGCTTTATATACAAATAGTCTTCAAGCGCATCGGTGTAAACGTAGCCGTGTATTTCTTTATCACCCCCCATTGAGTACCAAAGATCATACTCAAGGTTGGTGTTATACAAGCCGCGCTTGGGTAGCAAGCTGGCTAGATTTAAGGAATTGCACTTAGGGTTTCTGAGAATGTTTCCGCTCTTGAAGAAGTGCGCCCCAGCATTGCCAAGGCGATCCTCAATGGCTAACTGTTCAATCGCCATCTTTAGTCTCTACGTCAGCATTACGCAGATCAGAAATCATTTTTTCTAGCTCATCAAAACGATCTTCGGCATCACCGAAATGCTCAAGGACTATCTCCAGCATAGTTTCCATACGCTTGTTTATAGCCTTTAACTCGTCCTCTAGTCTTCCGTCCATTGTGACCCATCGTGATATCTAGCGTTGTGTGCGCTACCAGACGTAACCTCAGTTTGGTTTCCAGTAGCGGTCAATCGCTCAAATATAACAGTGTTGGTGTTGAAAGTCGTTGTTGTGTTAAACGTGGTCGTTGTGTTGAACGCCGTGTTGAACGTCGTAGTCGTAGACTTACTAGTGCCGGTTGCTCTTGTCGTGTTAAACGAAGTGGTCGTAGATTTACTAGTGCCCGTTGCTCTCGTTGTGTTAAACGAAGTAGTCGTAGACTTACTAGTACCCGTTGCTCTGCTTGTATTGAACGACGTTGTCGTGCTTTTACTGGTGCCCCGCGAAGTCGTGGTATTAAAGCTAGTGTTATAGCTAGTTGTCGTGTTCTTACTGGTGCCAAACGACGTGCTAAACGACGTAGAAAACGACGTGCTGAAAGATGTAGACGTGTTCTTGCTCGTGCCAAACGACGTGTTGAACGATGTAGACGTGGATCTAGTGGTATTCACGGTGCCACTAGACTTGCCATCCGTAATCAACGTGTTGAACGTCGTAGTCGTGTTTCTGCTAGTACCCCGGCTTGTGTTAAACGACGTTGTCGTGTTCCTTGATGTATTCCGAGACGTGTTTCGACTAGTGTTCCGAGACGTGTTAAACGATGTGGTCGTGCTCTTGCTTGTTCCCCTGCTGGTAGCGGTTGCGAAAGCCGTGTTGTACGACGTTGTCGTGTTCTTACTGGTGCCAAACGTAGTCGTGGTGTTGAACGACGTAGTGGTGTTCTTGCTAGTGCCAAACGTAGTCGTGGTGTTGTAGGACGTGGTCGCT